CCGTGATTCCAGCTATCGCAATTGACGCAACTAATGTGCAAGTTTTCGGCGCGTTCATTGGTAAGCTGGCGTTCCAAATCCGCCATTTCCTTGAGTATCCGTATTGCCGACCATCGTAGCCCGTTGTTCGAAGACATGCCCTAACACCTTTGGATATTTAGTAGCGGGATTATGTTCAACGGTTATTTTTATTGGCCGTTTTAATGAACTGGTTATTTTCAAAGCCGCGTCAACAAGTCCAGGGACGGGCAAATCTGTTCGACTTCGCCACCAACCCCAAGCCCGCTGTTTTGCGGCGCTGGTATGTTCCAAACAAACGATTTCGCTAAACTTTTTGGACATGCCGCAATGATACCAGACGCGAAGCATTGCCATACCGCCCGACACAATCTTTTCATAGTTAACGAACGTCACGTTGTATTCAACGCTAGTCGGTTGTTCATCGGCGGTCGACATTGGAGCCGCGCCGCTCGATTCAGCGGTAAACTTAACTTCAAAAATAAATTCGTTATCGCACGCAAAACAAAACCGGGCCGACGCATAATTATAAGCGTCGCACTTCTGGCAGATTTTAACCGGTGCGTCGCCTGGGTCGCCTTTGCTGCGCTTCTTGAAGTAAGGCGCATCGATTGGACCTAGACGACCGGTGTTGTCTGCGAAGTCCATAACCAACGTGTTTAACTTGCGGTATTCAAAACCTGGCTTGTAATGATGCGGGTTCATCCAGTCATAAGGACGGGTTCCGCGACCTAGTATTTGTGCCCACAAGGGTAATTGGTTGGTCGCCCTTAGCACGCCAAGGAGGTCAATAGGCGGGTGATCATAACCGGTAGTAAGTTTGCCGTTGTTAACCATCCATTGGGCCGCGCCGGTGTGGAAGGCGTCATAGGCGTCTAGCAGTTTACCTTTCGACATTTTGGAATGGACAAAGACGGCTGTTGCCCCTTGTGCCTGGAACTCTTCGCAAACGTGTTCACTGTGCCTAATACCGTTGGCGAACACTAGGCCGCAATTACGGTTGTCGATATGCGCGACATGAATCATTTCAGCTACGGCGGCTTCTGTCAGAACTTGAATGTCCGTCGCGTCCTGTAGCTGGCGCTGGTTGAACTCCCCGCGTGACATGCCGACGTTATTAAGGTCGTACTTTGTCTTTGTCCGAATGGCGATAAGCGACGCCAACCAACCTTTAGCGACAAACTCTTTGAACGATTCCGGGTCGATGCGGTTGTATACGATGGAATTAAACAGGCTTGTAATTAACCCGGTCTTTTCATCGGCCCGAACAATAGGGCCGTAGTTGTCGTAAGGGGTTGCGGTTAGACCGACAATCCGAACTTTAGGGTTAACAGCTAACGCCCAAATGATTAGCTTCGAATACATACTGTCTTCGTCTTCGCTAACCCTGTGCGCTTCGTCGATAACGATAACGTCAAACGGTTGGAAAAGGTCAGTCATACCGATAACGCTACCGATACTCCCGAATATCACTTGCTGCATTATGTCGCGTCGACCGATTCCGTCGCAGTTAATACCTAGCGGAATATTGGGCGCCATGCTGGTAAATTTAGCGGCGTTCTGTCCGACCAGTTCAAGCGAGTGCGTCAACATCAAAACGCGGGTAGGGAAATAGATTCCAAGCAACCGCATAATCAGCAAGACGATAACGACGCTCTTACCGGTGCCGGTCGGTAGTGCGATAAGAGGGTTGCCAGTGTGGGCAAACAGATACTCTATCGTTTTCTCGACGGCTTCCGGCTGATAATAGCGGTCTTCAATCATACGATAGCCATGTACTTATCGCAGCCTTTAGGCACGAAATCACGCGGGATAGTTTGACCGATGCGGTTACATTGCCATTCGCCGCCGTCTACAGGTTCCGCATAAACGCAACTGCGACAGTTAACCGCCATAGAAACGCCGTTGTGGCATACGTCTTTATGATCACACATAGCGCATAGAAAGAACGAGGCTTTATCGTTGATTTTAGCCGGTGCATAGTCTGTAACAATTAGATTTCCTGCGCGTCGTATACCGGCTTCGGCTTTCTGAAAGTCCAGGTCTACGAACTCAATATAATGGTCGTCGTCATTCTTGTTTACCGCTAGGAACATGCCTTGTTTAACGCCGAAGCCATAGCCGTAAATGGAGTGTTGAAGTGCGTACGCTTCTTTATGAACCGCAACGCCTTTCTTTCCGTAGTTAGCAAACGCTGCGCCGGTTCCGCTAGTTTTGTATTCAGGGACGAAAAAGCCGGGCGTGTTATACCGGAAAGGCAACGTGAAAAGGCCGTCACTTGAGCCGCCGAAGTGGCCTTTATGAAAGCTAATGCGAAACTGTTTGCCGGTTGCCGGGTCTGTATCCCAAAGATTAAAGCCGATGCCGCGAAGGTATTGGTTAATCTTTGCCTCTTCCTCTTTACCGCGATTATGTAGGCGTTTCATACGTCCATCGCGGCTATCCTTAGTAGCCCAACGGAAGGTGTACCAGATTGCCCGGTCGCATTGGTTGCCGATTACAGAAGCGCCCAAGTGCCAACGGAAATCGTCCATGTAATAATCGGATGACCATTGGTCAATTTCTTGTTTTACTTTAACGGCCAGTATTTGGCGTTCGTCGCTGGTTATGTTCGCTGGCGGCGTAGCCTGCGCCATTTGTAACAACGTGTCGAAGTTTTCCATTTGTTCGCACCAACCAAGAGGACAAAAAGAAAGGGCCGAAGCCCTTTCGATTATAACGCCGGTTTTACTTGTTCCAAGGGGCGCCGCCGCCATTGTTGTTTACCGCTTGACCGCCGCCGTTAGGCTGGCTCTGCCAACCCGCGTTAGCGTTGTTGGCCGGGGCTTGCTGTTGTTGCTGGTTCTGGCCCTGGTTGTTGAACTGCTGTTGTTGCTGGTTCGGATCAACTTGTTGCTGTTGTTGATTCTGGTTGAACTGTTGCTGTTGTTGGGTTTGGTCCTGGGTTTGGTTGCCGCCGCCAGTGTTCCAACCAGCATTGCCGCCGTTATTTGCTGGCGCTTGTTGCTGGTTGTTGTTCGGCTGGTTAGCCGCGAAGTTGCTTTGCTGGGTTTGCTGCGCGCCGCCACCTTGAGGCGCTGCCGACAGTTGACCGCCGCGCAAAGGCTTCTGACCCGATACGGTGTAGTAGCCGGTAACTTCGGTATAACCTTTGTCTTCCTGGCCCGCTTTCACTTTCTGCGCGGTTACATCGATCAGGAACGGGATGTTGTGCAACTGCGCGGTATCTTGGAACTGAGGGTTGCCGCAAACGGTCGCCATAGCGGCCAATTGGTTGTGCGCAATGCGGGCGGCGTCGCCGTTTTGGTTGTACAGGTTGAAGCGGATGGCGCCGGTTTGACCTTTGTTCGGACCGTCCAGAATTTCAACGGTGAATTCGACAAAGCCGTTGTTGTTGTTTTCACGGGCGCCTTTCAGCGACGAATCCATAGCGCGAACAGGTTGTTTCAAACCCAACGGCAGAGCACTTGCGCCCATTTCCGGGTCGTATTGAAGTGCGTTGAACGGGTTGACTAGTGCGACCATTGTTGTAACTCCTATTAAGCTGCCATGATTTTGTTAAAGATTGCGCCCAAATCGGGCTGTTCAAACTGGTTCAACATGCCGGACCGATCACGGGCCATAATATCGAATGATTCCAGTGTTCGAATTGCTTTTACCTCTTCCATCACACCGGGGATAGTTCCTGCCGGTAGTTTGGAGTAGTGCAAGATTTCGTCAAAGAAATGCGGCACTTTAACGTTAAGGTCCTGGCCTGGAAAGCTTGGGCGTTTACGTTTTGTTTCGGTGTCTTCAAATTGCTTTGCAATTAGTACGACGTGTTTGTATTGCAGGTAATACAGTTTGGTTAGGTAGTCCATAACACGAAACGACATTTCGCCATAAGCGCGCATTTTGTTGGAGTTTCTACCTAACTCTTCGCGGAGGATAGCTTCTGCCATTTCACTTGCGGAGTCAACACCCAAAGTATCAAAGTTTTTAGCTTCGTTACTTTTAAGGAACCATTCGAAGAACTCGGTAACACCGGCAGCAACACCGTTTTTGTTCTCGTACGCTTTCCACGTCGGGACATTGCTTTTACGCATGGACAGCAAGCCGGGTTCAATCGCCAACAACACCGGACGAGGCGCGGTATTAATGAGCGGAGTTTTACCGGTGCCAGGACCGCCATAAATAACAGCCTTCACGCCTAAGTTAAGCGCGCATTGGCTGGCGGGTACTAGGTCTTTCATCTGCATACTTAGTCGCCCGCGATAATGACGTTAAGGTCTTCGTCCAAGAGATAGGCAATATCGCCCAAGTCTTCAACGGTGAAACCTTCGAACGCCAAGTTGTTTTGGATAATCGCAGTTCGGGCGCCGTCGTGTTCTTCCATCGTCGCCGCTTCGGCGCTAATGTTGTTGACGATCATCATTCGCCCGATTGCGACTAGCTGCGCCCCTCTTACCCGAAAGTCTTTACTGTCCATATTAAACAGTCGCTTTCGGCGGGACGATTTCGAGGGTCGGCGTGCCTGGGGTACGAACCAGCACAGCGTCAATAACCTTTTGCAGTTTCGGCGACAGGGCTTTGTATTCGGTTTCGGACAGGGAAGGGGTCCATTTGATCAGACGATCAGGGTCTACCGAATTGGATTCGTCGGCTTCTACCTTGGCTAGTGCCCGGTCGATAGCGGCGCGGTCGGTTTTGCCTTCGGCGGTCTTGACAAAGGAAATGTTGATTTTCTTAACGG